AGATAAAGAAGCTGAAAGTAATCCATACCTAACTCATAGTGTTCTCCGAAAATATGAAGAATAAGTTCTTGTATATGTGGGAACTTCCCTTTTTGAGGGGTATGGGTAATCGGCTCATACAGATTAAGGAATGAGCCGATGTTCCTCTTATAATCTACGTGACTTGGAACTGTACAGAAACCATCGTATTTAGGAACACTTGCTATGAAGTCTTTCCCATGATCATAACGTAAAGTCCCCATACTCCAAGGGACTCTACGCTTGGCAAATGTACCATTAATAAGAGGCTGAAAAACTATTTTATAGAGTGTGGTACCAACTCTTACGTATTCATCTGTCATTTCAATTTTTCCCATATCTAAAATTCCTCCCATCCTGATTTTGGTTTATGTTTTACTCCTTTTTGTATCTCTTTGTATAGGCTCTCTTTGTCAATCGGTTTTTTCCTGCTTTTTTCCATCCACTCCATAAGTTCGGTACGTTTGAATTTAAGCATTTTCCCAGGTTGATAATAGGGAATTTTATTTGCCTGAACAAGAGCATAAACCGTTGGCTTAGCAAGGCTGAGTATCTCACAAGCCTCGTTAATACCAATCATTTCTTCCTTTGCTGTTGTCTGTCTCTTTAATAACTGCTTCATCTCATTAATAGAAATCGTCAGTTCTTCCACCTTCTCCAATAGAAAAGCTGTGGCTTGAGGTAATTCCTCGAAATTTAATTTCATCTTCATCATTTTTAATTGATTTTCAGCAAAGAAAGATGGTGTATTATTGGTTAACTGGTGGATTATAAGTTAACCAATGGATAGTAATGTTTTTTCTATATTAATCCCTTGAAAAGGGAAGAGATTGTGCAACGAGCGGTGTTCCGATAGGAATAATTTTTATTGTAAACCGTCCTTCATTACAGGTGAGTTTGCTTGAAATGGTCAGTATCTCAGTATCTTCAAGCATAAGCTGAAAACTTTTTTTGATGAAATGTGCTATTTGCATGTTTGAGCATCCTAACCGCTTTCCGATATTTCTAGCTAAATGGTATAGATCTTTTGATGTAACTCCATTCAAACGACGTGATACAGCTGTCTTTATTTCTGTTTTATTGTTTAAGGCCATAATATTTTCTTTCATGACACTCATTTCATTGCTTGTCAGTATATCTTTGAAAGTAGCTTCAAAATAAGACATGACTTCTTTTATAGTATCATCTTTTTCTTTTTTGATACGTTCTCTATCCAATCTTACTTCTTCCTCATGAGAGTACAATATAGAATTTTCTGTCTTTTCTTTATTATCATCAATGGTTTTATGAAATAGTTTTATGGATAGTCTACCATTCCTTTTCGTATTTCCCTTTATTTTGGTAACCCTTCTACTTCTTTGATCTTGTAATACATCAATAAAATTACATATTGTAGGTACAATATATTTACAGTAAGCTGTTTCAACCATAAATATGATTGTAATAAAAAGTAGGGTAGTGAAGAGTGAGTATAATACAAGATCCAGACTATGTGGAGAGTTTCCTTTCAATATCAGATATCTGGGAATTGAGGTAATTGAACATATTGCAGTTACATATATTACAGCAAAATGGAATAAATTTAATCTTTTCATAATTAGTGATTTTTTGTTATTGATTTTGATGCAAATATATTTTTGAAGTATCAGAAATTAAAGGAAAAGATTACAAAATGTCTGGTTTTTAATATAATATAAGTATCATACTTCGTGAAATCGCCAATCATACTTATAAAAAAACGAACAAAGAAAATTTACATTTTTAACTGTATGTTATATTGTTACATAAATGAAAAAGCCGTTGGGAAACTTCGATTTTCCCAACGGCTATACATATAAAAACTTTTGATCACTATTGCATGTTTATTTTAGATATGCAATTTTATTGCATATTACTTTAGTGATATTTTATCGACAGTTTCTCTTTTCTTTTCACTTACTAATTCAGCATAGATTTGTGTTGTTGCAACATTCTTATGAGTAAGCATTTTTGACACTGTGAAGATGTCTGTACCGGCTGCAATCTGTAGTGTAGCATATGTGTGCCTACTGAAATGAAAAGTGATAGGCTATGCAAAGAAACACAGAGAGGTAAAGATTAAACGTAAGTCGTTTGAAATGAACGGTATTTCAGCATTCTGCCAAGTAGAGAAAATGCAAACGGCAACGGAATATTGAGGTTGTTCAGTTACCAAACCGTTAGCCGGGCAGTTACCGAAACGGGAATAGGTAACGGCAAGCAATGAAAAGAAACCCTCACCGTTTTATTTGCGCTCATACACAGTGTTTTGCATATCAAGGAACGCTTATACGGCAAGTAATTTTGCACTAAAAAATATAAGCGTATGAAAGTAGAAAAATTCAAGGTGCTGCTCTACCTCAAAAAGAGCGGACTGGACAAGTCGGGCAAGGCTCCCATCATGGGACGCATAACCGTGAACCGCACGATGGCGCAGTTCGGATCTAAGCTGTCCTGCACTCCCGAACTGTGGAATCCACGTGAAAGCCGTCTGAACGGCAAGAGCAAGGAAGCGGTGGAAACCAATGCCAGGATTGAAAAACTACTGTTGGCGGTGAACAACGCTTTCAACAGCCTTGTGAGTCGTAAAGTGGATTTTGAAGCCACCGATGTGAAGAATCATTTTCAAGGCAGCATGGAAACACAGATGACTCTCATGAAAATGACGGATGTTGTCTGTGACGACCTCAAAGCCCGTATCGGCATAGACCGCGCGAAAGGAACTTATCCCGGCTATCACTATATGCGTCTGACCCTCGGAGAGTTCATCGAGCATCAGTACAAGGTCAAGGACCTGTCATTCGGGCAACTGACGGAACAGTTCATCCACGACTATCAAGCATTCGCTATGGAAAACAAGGGATATGCGATAGATACCGTCCGCCATCATCTTGCCATCCTGAAGAAGATATGCCGTCTGGCTTATAAGAAGGGGTATGCCGACAGGAGCCATTTCCAGCATTTTACCTTGCCGAAGAAGACTGAAACGACACCACGGGCATTAAGCCGTGAATCGTTTGAGAAAATCCGGGATGTGGAAATACCTGCTTACCGCAAATCCCACATGCTGGCAAGGGATATGTTTCTCTTCGGATGCTATACCGGAGTCTCTTATGCAGATGTCGTTTCAATTACACATACCAATTTATATACGGATAAGGACGGGGCTTTGTGGCTGAAATACCGCAGAAAGAAGAACGAACTCCGTGCCAGCGTAAAACTATTGCCCGAAGCTATTGCGCTTATCAATAAGTACCATAGTGAGGACAGGGAAACCTTGTTTCCTTTACTTCGCTGGTCAAATCTCAGAAGGCACATGAAAGCGTTGGCGGCATTGTCAGGAATCAAGGATGACTTGTGCTACCATCAGGCCCGCCATAGCTTTGCCTCGTTGATAACGCTTGAAGCAGGCGTTCCGATAGAGACCATCAGCAGGATGTTGGGACACTCCGATATCTCCACCACTCAGGTATATGCCCGTGTAAGCCCGAAAAAACTATTTGAGGACATGGACAAGTTCATTAAAGCGACCGAAGATTTCAAACTCACTCTTTAACACTTAAAGAATAATATGCGAAGTACATTTTCATTATTACCCTACATCAACCGCAGCAAGGTAAAGGCTGACGGTACGACCGCCGTATTGTGTCGTATAACCATTGACGGCAAACAGACCGTCATCAGTCCCGGAATTTATTGCAGACCGGAAGACTGGAACGGCAGGAAGAACGAGATAAAGTCCGCAAGGGAGAACAACCGTTTACGGGAATACCTGCGCCTGATGGAAGAAGCCTATAATGAGATATTGAAATCGCAAGGTGTGGTCAGTGCGGAGATGCTGAAGAACCATATCACCTTGAACAACATCCATCCGACGACCCTCCTGCAAATGGGGGAATGGGAAAGGGAGCGTTTGAAGAAACATTCCGAGGAAATAGACTCAACTTCTTCCTATCGGAGTTCAATGTATTACCAGAAGTACCTGACAAATTATCTCATGTCTTTGGGCAAGAAAGACATAGGCCTTGAAGAAGTCACGGAAGACTTCGGCAAAGCCTACAAAGCGTTTTTGAAGAGATGCAAGAATTTCGGGGCTTCCCAAACCAACCATTGCCTGCGTTGGTTGAACCGCCTGCTGTATCTGGCAGTCGATAAGGAGATTATCCGCGTGAACCCTTGTGAGGAAATGGAATATGAAACCAAGCCGGAGGCAAGGCACAGGTATATCAGCCGTGAGGAGTTCAAGAAGATACTTTCCACCCCGATGTATGACAAGCGGATGGAACTGGCAAGACGGGCTTTCATCTTTTCGACCCTGACCGGACTGGCGTATGTGGATATAATGCTCCTGCATCCACATCATATCGGGACGAATGCGGATGGTAGGCGGTACATCCGCATCAACCGCAAGAAGACAAAGATAGAGGCGTTCATTCCACTGCATCCCATAGCGGAGCGGATATTGTCGCTGTACAACACGACTGACGATGAACATCCCGTGTTCCCGCTTCCCAATCGGGATGCCCTCTGGTTTGATATCCACGAGATGGGTGTTATCATAGGCAAAGAGGAAAATTTGAGCTATCATCAAAGTCGGCACAGCTTCGGAACATTCCTGATTTCGGCGGATATACCTATAGAGAGTATTGCCAAGATGATGGGGCATTCCAATATCCGGACGACACAGGGGTATGCACGGATAACCGATGATAAAATCTCAAAGGACATGGACAAGCTGATGGAACGCAGGAAAATACAATCTACCGGTGAAAAGACAGACAACAATAAGTAAACAGTATCAATTCAGTACATTATGGACAGAGGAATAATAACAATCAGTGAAACGGGTGTAGTCATTATGCCGACAGCACCCATATGGATGACACAATTCGAGATAGCCGACCTGTTCGAGATGTTCTCGTGCGACATTCGCAAGGCGATACACGCCATTTACAAGAACAAGGAGCTGAGTGAGACTGATACGATGAAGTATTTCAAGCAACCGGATGGCATCAGTTACGATGTCTATAACATTGAAGTGATTATAGCCGTTGCATTCAGGATATGCAGTAAAGAGAGTGTCTTGTTCAGACGGTTTATAATAAATGAAATTAGCACCATTAAGAAAGCTACACCGATTACACTATTTGTTGCCAGCGTCAGAGGTAATAACCGATGGTATAGTTGAGGTTCATTCC